TCATGAAGAGTTTACGCCACTTAATAGAGAGAACGGGTGTACATATTGACGTTATATCACAACTAAGAAAGACAAGCGGTAGGCAGTACGAAGAGGGTGGACGAATAGGTCTTCAGGACTTACGTGGTTCAGGCTCATTGGCTAGTGTACCCAACTTAGTCATAGCGTTGGAAAGAGATAGACAATCCCCTGATCCAGAGGTAGCACATACTTCTGTCTTAAGGGTTCTTAAGAATAGATTCACTGGTAATGTAGGTGTGGCTAGTGCCCTGCGTTATGATCACGATACAGGTAGAATGTGCGAGATAGAATTTGTTCAAGATATGGACGGCACTATTACCTTTGGAGGTGAGTATGTCGATAATAGTTTTTGATTTGGAGGCGAATGGATTAAATGAATTGGTACTTGATCGTAAAGGAAACCCTAGTACAGAAGCCGATAAGATACATGTGCTCATCACTAAAGATATTAAGACAGGTATTGTATCTGAATTTGTGGGCGATGACATTTCTATTGGCTATGATCTGCTCAAGAATGCTGATGCTATTGTGGGTCATAATATTATCCTCTACGACCTTCGTATTTTGGAACGTCTACTTGGCGTTTGTACTACTAAGGCAATCGATACGCTCATTGTATCGAGAATGATGTATCCCGATAAGGGTAACCATCCACTTAAAGGCAATTCCCTAAAGTTATGGGGAGAACACTTAGGTATTACTAAATCTGAGTATACGCTTGGATGGGAAGATGTTAATGATGAGATGATAGCGTACTGTAAGCAAGATGTTGAGGTGTCCGAGGCTATATACAAGGCACAGATACCCTTCATGAAGCAGTACCCTAAGTCTGTTAAGCTAGAACACTTAGTTACTGAGATTATAGCGGGGCAGATAGATAATGGGTTTACCTTTGACCTTGACCAAGCCCTTGATCTTGAAAAAGATTTAATGATTGAGAAGGCTTGCATTGAGGATGAGATGAGGACTATTTTCCCAGACATAATGCACATAAGATACTCCGAGAAGACTGGCAAAAGACTAAAGGATAAGATAGAAGTCTTTAATCCGGGGTCACGGAAACAAATCGGTGAGCGTTTAGTTAATAAATATAAATGGAAACCACCTCTTACTGATAAGGGGAATTACCATATTGATTCGGATGTGCTATCTTCTTTAGATTTTCCAGAAGCTAAGAAGCTTTGTACGTATTTCGACACAACTAAATTAATGAGTCAAGTTTCAGACTGGGTAATCAGAGCATCATCTAGTAGGGACGGTAAGATACATGGTAGTATCAACCCACAGGGTACCGTAACTGGTAGGATGACTGCATCCCAGCCTAATCTGCAACAGGTTTCTGGAGATCCCAGAGCACGGGCTTTGTTTAAGCCTAGAGATGGATGGGTTCAGGTAGGTATTGACGCATCAGGACTTGAGGCTAGGCTACTTGCGAGTAGAATGGCTAAGTTTGATGGCGGTGCTTATGCTGAAGAGATCCTCAGTGGGGACATCCACACTAAGAACCAAGAAGTTGCTGGCTTAGAGACAAGAGATCAAACCAAAACCTTCTTCTATGGATTTATCTATGGAGCAGGTAATAAAAAGATTGGGGAGATTATAGGGAAGGGTGCTGGTGCGGGGGCTGCACTTAAGAAGAAGTTCTTGAGTGGATTACCAGCACTGAACAAGGTCATCAAGAGAGCCAAACTATCAGCAAAGAAATATAAAACTGTTACCTTGCTAGATGGTAGAGATGTTCCGGTCAGATCGGAACACCGTGCTCTCAACACCCTGATACAAGGCGATGGTGCTATCGTTATGAAGCTGGCTCAGGTCATCTTCCACAATAGTATAGTTAACGGTGGGTATTCCGACCGCTGCAAGTTCTTAGCAACAGTGCATGATGAGTGGCAGATGGAGTGTTGTCCTAGTATCGCAGACATGATAGGATCTATGGGAGTAGGAGCTATCGTAGAGGCTGGTAAGAAACTAGGGTGTCGTATGCCTATGGATGGTGAGTACAGGATAGGTAAAAATTGGAGCGAATGTCATTAAGGAGTGACCAATGCAAATAATGATTATATCCGGACAGGCTAGGTCTGGTAAAAGTACACTAGCCAATATAATAGCGGAAGAAGGCTTTGCTAATGGGTACATCCCAATCATAGAATCTTTCGCTGCTCCTATTAAAGACATTGCTTTAGAGGAAGGTCTTGATAAGGAGAATAACAAGGAAGAATACCGAAGATACTGTCAGTGCTACGGTACTGAGAAGAGATCGGAAGATATAGGATACTTCGTTAAGCTGGCAGCTGAGAAGATTGCTAGATATAGTAAGGACGAGGTAGATGATATCGAAGAGGGTAAGAAATTCTGGGAGAGATTAGTTATCTTTGATGATGGTAGGTATCCCAATGAACTGAAGTTTGGTAAGGCTATAGATGCCTTCCTTATGTTTGTCAGTCGTGGGGAGGATCTTCCAGAGATGAATGCTAAGTGGCGTAACCACGAGTCCGAACACCTCTCAAGGATAGTAGATAGTGAGGGCTTTGAGTCACATTTTGACGATGTCTTTGATGTTTACATACTAAATGATGCTGATTCGGAAGAGGATATGAGAGACGGTATCAAGGCTAGTCTACCTGAGTGGCTCAATCAAGCTAGATCTCCCTTACTGAATGCTTGTGACGAGAACGAATGTGACTGTGTGATATGCAGTGCTCGTAGAGAAGGTAGAACTCCTAACCCTACCGAAGTACTTGAGTATATCTTATGGAGACTTACTGGAGAGAAGCTCTCTAATAGGCAACTCGATGAGATAGAGATGGATATTGAGGCTGGTAATCCACCTAAAATAGACATTGATATTGTTTTAAATTTTGATATAGATGAAGAGGATGAGGATGATGATTGAATTAAATAATAGAGCTGTACTAGATGGAGATATCTTAGCCTACCGTGCTGCATGGTGGGCTGACAAAGAGGGTGTAGACTTACTAGAGAATAGGTTAATACAGGATGTTGAGGACTGGTCTCAACACCATGCTAATACGCTGATTGCCTTCTCGTGTAACCGCGAGGATAACTTTAGGCGTGATTACTTCCCTCTATACAAGAGGAATAGGACTTCTAGGGCTGAGCCTGAGCATCTTTCGTATGCTCATGAGATATTAGATAGTAATTTTGATACCATAAGGCGTGATAAGATAGAAGCTGACGATATACTGGGTATGCTGACTTCAGCTAACACAGGTACTGCCGTATCTATCGACAAAGACCTCAGGAATGTCCCCGGATGGCACTGGAATCCCGACAAGGAGAACGAACCTGTCTTTATTACCGAGGAAGAGGCTGATCTTACGTTGCATGTCCAATGGCTTAGCGGTGACTCCACCGATAACATATATGGTGCTTGGAACTGGGGTCCTAAGAAGGCAGAGAAGCTGCTCTCTAAGCTCGATACGGAGGACTGGGTTGCTGCTATCATGGAGATATATAACACCTGCCCTAGACCTAAACACAAGAGAATTAAGGGAGTGTGTGATATGGAACCAGATGAGTTTGCCCTATCACAGGCTATCTGTGTACGCATCTTGAGGCAGGGAGAATACATAGATGGGGAGGCAAAACTATGGAATCCTATAGTGGAGTGCCCGTAGATCGGGTCTATAGAGTAGACTACGAAGGTGGTAAGGGTGAGTATGTCGAGGAAGTCTGCCTTAAATTCTTTCGTAGCAAAGACTTAGATGCACAACGGTGGTTATACTGCTGGGCTGGGAGTCCATTACACCATTGTCAGATTTGTATACAAGATTTGGTATATAATATATATCCTGCCTTTCAAGGAAGGTGGGGTTGTAGAGAGTTATGGATGGATGCGGATGCCGCAGTGGCGGTCGAAGTAAAGCTATTAGTTCCATCAAAAAAAATTAATTGGGATCGTATATTAGCTGTCAGTGTAGATAAGAAGATGATCACATTCAAGATACTGCTTTGGGGTATACTTAGAGAGACTAAGAAATACCGAAATATACCAAAGCCCTGTCCTGATTGCGTCTCAACCGCAAAGGAAATACTAGGTACTATGGGTATCTATTGTTCTGGAGAAACTCCAGTAGAGTTCTACGAGAGTTTAGTCAAGAACTATAAACACGAAGAAAAGAGATATAGGAGATTTTTATAATGGCTTATGATAAATATAAGAGTGCCACTGCACAAGCAAATGTTACCGCTACACCTACTGCTGTAACAGTAACACATGATGCAGTATGGCACGGAGGTAGCACCGAGAATGACGATTTGATTTGCACCCTAGCAAATGATACAGTAGCTGTAACTTTTGGAAATATAGGCAAAGGATCCTTCCTTCCCATCGAGATTAATAACGTCACTACGTGCATTGATCTGGTATTGTTGGAATCTGGTAAAAGGTTTAGTAATTAAATGGCTAACAAATACAAAAGAGCTACAGCTGTCACTACTAGTAATTCAACTGAATACGATCCACCATTTGATGCTTTATACATAGGCGGAGGTAATCAAACAGACTTAACTGTTGGTTCTGACATAGGAACTCCTACAGTTTGGTATAGAAGTGGAGACGCAGAAAGTATTGGTGCAGCTAGTTGGTCTGATAATTTAGGAGATAGAGATGCAGACTTGGACGGACCAGCTTCGGGCGTTACGGATACTGCTGGAACGTCTGATACAAACTTTAAACCGTGGGTAACTTTTGATGGATCTGACTCGTATCTAAAGGCAGATGATTATAGTGGCTTTCAGTTTGATGGTGAATTTGAAATGATGGTAGTAGTTAGGTTTACTGGTGGTACAGGTTATCAAACAATAGCAGCAAAGGATTATGATAGCTCTGCGTGGAGATGGCTTATGCAATCAGATGGTGCTGGTAATGAAGTACAGTTTGCTGTAGGTGGTGACGATCCGGTTGGCGCTGCTTCGCTAAGTAAAGATACTTGGTATATTTTAGGTGTATCTAGAGATTCTAGCGATGTGATGCAGCTGTGGTTAGATGGTTCAACAGATGGATCTTCTGTAACCAATGATACTGACTTTTCTACGGACACAGGAGATTTTCTTTTGGGTTCTCGATGGACTGGTAGTGCCTACACTCAGGAAATGTATGGAGATATTCTAGAATTTATTATCTGGAATGGATCCTCTTTAAGTACTGCGGAAAGAAGTACCGCTGTTGCTTATTTACAGGATAGATTTTTTAATGCTCTAGCTGCACAAGTTACTGTGCAAAATGGAGTATCAGACATAACTGTCCATAAAAATTGCTTGGTAGGAAAAGTGTTAGATGTTTCTGCTGAACGAGTAAGAGAAACAAATACTAATGCCACAGATATAGTGGCACTATACGAAAACTAAGGAAAAAATGGATTTATATAGAGAGTTTATAGCATTGTCTAGGTATGCCCGATGGCTAGACGAATATAATCGGAGAGAAACTTGGGCAGATACAGTAACTAGGTTCATGGAGTTTATAAAGAAGCATCTAGATGCGAACACTTCGTATAAATTAGATGATGAGCTTTATATGGATATCTATAGTAGTATCTACAATCACGAAGTCATGCCATCTATGAGATTGCTAATGACTGCTGGCAAGGCGGTAGAATTAGATAACATATGTGCATATAACTGCAGTTACTTAGCAATCAATCGTATAGAATCCTTTGACGAGATACTATACATACTGATGAATGGAACTGGTGTTGGGTTTAGTGTGGAGCATGATGAAATCATCAACTTACCGACACTGCCCAGTACATTAGAAAGCGTAGACATAACAATAAAGGTCAAGGATTCTAAATTAGGATGGGCAAAGGGGTATCGTGAGCTTCTTAATTCATTGTGGTCTGGTCTTATACCGAGTATAGACTACTCTAGTATCAGACCTTCAGGAGCTAGGCTTAAGACATTTGGTGGTAGAGCCAGTGGTCCCGAACCTTTGGAAAGACTCTTTGAATTTACTATAGAGGTATTCAAGAGTGCTCTAGGTAGGAAACTAAAGCCTATAGAAGTACACGACATGGTGTGTAAGATAGGTGCTTGTGTAGAGGTAGGTGGTGTCAGAAGATCAGCACTTATTTCTTTGTCTGATCTTAATGATGATGACTTGCGAGTAGCTAAAACAGGTGATTGGTGGAGAGATTACTCACATCGTTCACAGTCTAATAACTCCGCAGTATATGATGGCAAGCCCTCTATTGGTCAATTCATGAGGGAGTGGTTATCTCTATACGAATCTAAAAGTGGTGAGCGTGGTATCTTTAATAGAGATGCTTGTCGCAAAGTCATCTTAGATAACGGAAGAAGAGACTATGACTATAGTTTTGGCACTAATCCCTGTTCTGAAATCATACTTAGGGATAGGGAATTCTGTAATCTTACAGAAGTTGTTGTCCGAGATGGGGATAGCCCAGAAGAACTTATGCTTAAGGTTGAGATAGCTACCATACTAGGTACATTTCAATCATCTCTTACAGACTTTAAGTATATTCACCCCGACTTCGAAAAGAATTGCAAGGAGGAATCTTTACTTGGTGTTAGCTTGACGGGGATCATGGACAATGATATCCTCTCTAAAAATACACCAGCATTAAAGAAACTGCTACAAGAGATGCGTAAGAAATCTATCGATGTTAATAAACAGTACTCAGAAATGTTGGGCATTAATGAATCTACTGCAATTACCTGTGTTAAACCCAGTGGAACTGTCTCACAATTAGTTGATTCGGCATCTGGCATACACCCTAGGCATAGTGAATACTATATAAGAAGGGTACGTGGAGATATCAAAGATCCACTGACAAAGTTTATGATGAATGCTGGCTTTCCGTATGAGGTAGATGAGGTTCAGGCTGACAATGTGGTAGTATTTTCCTTTCCTCAGAAATCCCCCGATAACTCTATTTATAGAGCTGATATAACTGCTAAAGAACACCTAGAGTTATGGCTAACTTATCAGAAGTGTTGGTGTGAGCACAAGCCATCAATAACTGTATCGATTAAGGATGACGAGTGGATGGAAGTAGGATATTTTGTTTGGGAAAACTTTAACTACATGAGTGGAGTTTCTTTCTTACC